TATAACAAACGATATAAAGGTAATTCTGTTGATTATTGGGGTGATAGACATAATGACTACGGTAGAGTAAGTGAAGCTGAAGATAGAATTTTTAGTAAAACACCAACTATTCCAACAACTGGTATTACATCTATTCATGTATACTTAACACTAGATAAACAGTTACAGTTTTATACTGAAGACGTAAGACTATTATTCAGACTAGCAAAAACAAAAGGTATTCCAATATCATTATATAATGATCCTAAAGCATGGTTATTACAAGATCCAAAACGTGTTATTAGTATTTCTTCTATATTGTCATCATTAAAAACTAATGATAAAAAACCAAAACCTTATAGAGGTCAAAGTAGATTTCAACCAATGAAAGAAATACTAGAATTGATATATAAAAATTCTACTAGTCAATTAAGTAAAAATGCTGACAAATTAGTCTACAATCTACGATATTACAATGACACTATAAGTGGGTTAGAAACTGATATGTTTAATGCACGTAAACCATCGGATAGTGAACGTCCTTTTTTGGATAACTTAATCAAAGCTATGCGTGCTAATGGTTGGAATACCACTGCTGATATGGGTAATGCATTAAAAGATAAATGGACAGAAATTCAGAAAAAAGAATATGAAATAAACAAGAAGGTATAATGAATAAAATTGAAATCTATTGATAAATAGATATAGGTCGCGGGATTGCAGTCCCCACCTATTCTAAAGCCTTGGAGGTCATCAGCATGAATATTTATCAACCTTATACGTATCTATTAAAATTTAAACCAACTGGGCAAGTTTATTATGGAGTTTCGTATATTAATCATTATAGAGGAAAAGCACATCCATCTCAATTATGGAATACCTACTTTTCATCATCTAAATATGTTAAAGAATTAATAAAAATTTATGGACAGGAAATGTTTGATGTGCAAGTTAGAAAAGTATTTGTATGTAGAGAAGATGCAATTAAATGGGAACATAAAGTTTTAAAAAATTTGATGCAAAAAACAATCCAATGTGGCTCAATAAAAGTAATGGTGGAAAACAATTTATATCTCAATTTGGTAGAATTGTCACAGATGAAACCCGAAAGAAAATAGGACTTGCAAATACCGGAAAACTAAACAAAAAGAAGGGAACAACACTTTCAGACGAAACTAGGAAAAAGATGTCAATAGCATCTACCGGAAGAAAACATTCAGATGAAACAAAGAGAAAGATATCTGAGTTCAATAAAGGAAAACATCAGGGTGATAAAAATCCATTTTATGGTAAAAAATCATACACCCGAATCAATTGCAAAAATGTCAGAATCTCACAAAGGACACATTCCATGGAATAAAGGAAAGCCTGCACCACTAATTTGTCGTGTTATAGATAAAAAAGAGATGTCTGTGTTAAAGGTGTAAAAGACATCCAGAAAATTAAAAAAATGTCCTCATTGTAATTTTTCAAGTAGAGGGTTACGATGGGGAAATAACTGTGATAATTGTGTATATAAAAATGGCGAAACTTATGAGTAAAATAGAAAATAGAATAGAAATATATGTAGATTTAGATGAAGTAGTAGCAAACTTTATGGGATATGCTCGCAAGTTCTTTGACAAACAACTTAAAGACGGTGATAAACTACTAGTGGATGAATGGAACAAATTAAGTAGTAATCCACACCTATTTAGAGATCTTGAAGTTAAAGATAACGCATACGAATTAATCGATTGGTTGAAAAAGTATCAACAAGAAACTGGATCAGAACTATATTTTCTAACTGCTATTCCATCAAAGAACACAGTGAAATTTGCTGCACAAGATAAAGTGTATTGGTGTAATAAATATTTTCCAGATATTCCAGTTATAATTGGTCCGTATAGCCATGATAAACATTTACAATGCAGTGGCAATCATTGTATACTGTTAGATGATAGATTAGATAACTGTACACAATGGCGCGAAGTCGGTGGCCGTGCTCATCAATATAAAACTTGGGAACAATGTAAAATTTGGTTAGAGCAAGAACTATTGAATAAATAGAATTTAAAATTGCTTATTAATTAATTTATATGATAAATAAGTAATATTAAAGGAATAAAAAATTGCTTATTAATTAATTTATATGATAAATAAGTAATATTAAAGGAATAAAAAATGGCAACACAGATAGGAAATGGAAACGTTCTTTTTGGTGATGGTAGTTCACAAACTTCGGCAACACCTACCGGAAATCCAGCAACTGGGCTTGGATTTGTCTATGAAAATTCACAATCTGTAACACAAAATTACACAATGACTAGTGGTAAATCAGGTATGTCAACTGGTCCAATTACTTTTGGACCGGGAATAACAGTTACGATTCCTAGTGGCTCAAGATGGATAGTATTATAAAGGATAACATATGGCAATTATAAACGCAAGTAATACTAGTGGATTAGTTCAAACTGGTGATGCTAGTGGAGTACTTGCCCTTCAAACTGGCGGAACTACTGCGGTCACTATAGATGCTTCAGGCAACGTGGGGATTGGGACGAGTAGTCCTACACAAAAGCTAGATGTCACAGGAAACATCAACACTTCAGGTTCATTAAATAGCATCAACACTTTTGGATTCAAAAACAGAATTATCAATGGTGGCATGGCTATAGACCAGCGTAATGCTGGGGCGCAGATAACAGCAGCTAACTTGGCTCCCAGCGCATACATGGTTGACCGTTGGTCATACTCTGCTTCACAGGCCGCAAAATTTACGGCGCAGCAAAATGCTGGGGCTGTAACAACTCCAGTTGGGTTCCCAAATTATCTTGGCATGACAGTTGCTTCGGCATTTACCGTTGGCGCGGGTGATTGGTTTTGTATTGGTCAATCAGTAGAAGGGTTTAATTTTGCAGACTTGGCATGGGGGACGGCAAGCGCAAAAACCGTAACTCTTTCATTTGTTGTTTATAGCTCTTTAACAGGTACATTCGGGGGCGCACTTCGCAACAACGCAACGAACCGTTCATATCCATTTACATATTCAATACCGACAGCAAACACTTGGACCACAATATCGGTGACCATTGCTGGCGATACAAGCGGAACTTGGGTTGGGGCGACAAACGGACTTGGTGTTTCTCTCTTTTTCGGTCTTGGCGTAGGTACTACTTACAGTGGCACGGCAGGAGCTTGGGCGGCAACAAACTATATATCAGTTACTGGCGCAGTTTCCGTAGTCGGCACATCAGGTGCTACGTTCTACATCACAGGTGTTCAACTTGAGAAAGGATCAACCGCCACGAGCTTTGACTATAGGCCGTATGGGACTGAGTTGGCGTTGTGTCAGAGATATTTTGAAAAGTCTTTTAATGTAAGTGTAGCCCCCGCCAACGGTACAACGGCTACGACTTTAATTGATAATGCTGGTTGTTTTGCTAGCATGGCAATAAATGGCCAAGTTGATGGTGGGTTTATATCGTTTAAAGTATCAAAGAGGGCAGTCCCTACTTTAACTATTTATGGAAATAATAGTGGGTATTGGAACTATTATAGTGGTGGAGCATCTTTATGGGGGGCAAATGCGTATTCCCCTGGTACTTTGGGTGAAAATGGACATGCTTTTTCGCAACAAGTTGTAAATGCCATAGCTATTGCTGTTAGAGGGCATTGGACTGCTTCAGCGGAGCTATAAAAAATGTACAAACTAACTAACAACACATCAATAATCCGCATAGAAGATAACGCTTGTATCCCAAACGATCCAACCAACACCGATTACCAAGCCTACCTAGCGTGGCTAGAAGAGGGCAACACACCCGAACCTGCTGATATACCACCTGTAGTTATACCCAACATCTCAATGCGACAAGCGAGATTAGCACTATTAGCTGATGGCTTACTTGATGATATTGAAGCTGCTATGTCTACACCTGAGTATAAAATTTGGTGGGAATATTCAACGGTTGTTGAGCGTAATAATCCGCTTGTTGAGCAAGTGCTAGCAATCCTCGGCAAAAGTGATGCTGAGATAGATCAAATGTTTATAGGAGCATCACAGTTATGAGTTCTATCGTAGTTGCTGGAGATACCAGCGGTTCAATCACATTACAAGCGCCTGCAGTAGCAGGGAGTACGGTTTTAACTTTGCCCACAACTTCAGCAACTTTAATCACGGACAGCTCGGGAATATTGAACATAGGCTCAGGTCAAGTCTATAAAGATGCTTCAGGCAACGTGGGGATTGGGGTTATACCTAGCCCAGCCCAGGGAGGGTTATTACAATTAGGTAACACATCACAATATGGTTTTCAAGGGCCAATAGGTTATTTAAACGCAAATATATACTTTGGAACTGGGGCTTTTAGGTACTCAATAACAGGCGCAGCTTCGTCATATCAACAAAATTCAGGGTATCATATTTGGAGTTACGCGGCTTCAGGTACAGCCAATGCAGCGGTTTCTTTAACAGAAGCTATGCGCATCGACTCCTCCGGCAACGTGGGGATTGGGACGAGTAGTCCTAGCACTTACGCTGGAAAAGTAGTTTCTTACAATAATACAAATGGTTTAGCGTCATTTACAGCGTTGTCTGGTTTAGCGGCTACCAGTGTTATAGAAATACAAGATGGTGCAGCAACTCCAAACAGATGGTGGTTATTATCTGGATTAGGAACAACAACAGATGGAACTTTTTCTATTTATGATAAAAGGCAAAGTGTTTCAAGATTAGCCATCGACTCCAGCGGCAACGTGGGGATTGGGACTACACCATCAGGAACATACAAACTTGAAGTAACAGGAGCTATAGGTAGTTCAACCACCATAAATGCAACAACCGGATATAAGGTTGCAGGTGCAGCTACATCAGGACAATATCTACGAGGTAATGGCACTAACTTTGTATCTTCTGCCATACAAGCAGCTGATGTACCCACACTTAATCAAAATACTACAGGCAATGCCGCCAATGTGACGGGAACTGTTGCCGTAGGTAACGGTGGAACTGGGTCAACAACATTGCCCACTAATAACGTGCTACTAGGTAACGGCACATCAGCATTACAAGCGGTCGCCCCAAGT